ACGCTCGTATAGCGTCCCTCCGCCTGCAGTCTGTTCACCTCCTGGCCATAGATCGCGCCGATCAGCGCCGCGTTGAAGCTGCAGTCCATCTCCTGCGCGAACAGCGCATCGCTCACGTTTGGATCACGCCGGATTGCCTCGACTTCCTCTTCGCTCAGCATCCCCGTCGTGCCGTACGGATAGCAGAAGTACGCCCAGTCCGGATCCTGCGTCCTGCTCAGATCGTAAAGCATGTTCATGCGACCGCGCGGCGTCCCCATCATCAGCGCGCGCCCCTGCCGATCCGCCAGGCAATAACGCAGCACGGCAGACCACAGCTGCGGATCACAGTCGGCGAGCTCGTCGACGATCGCCATGTCGAGGTAAATGCCGCGGATCGCATCGATGTTGTCGGCGCCGAGCAGCATGAATTTCGCGCCTGTCGGGCCAAACGTCACTGTCAGCTCGCCGCGGTTGATGTCAAACAGCTTCGATCGCGCCACCGCGTTCGCCAGGTAGTCCCACGCCAGTTTCTTCGACTGCTTCAGGAACGGCGCAATATAGGCAACGCGCGGCATTGGCCTCGTGCAGGTCAGCATGCTTTCCAGGCCGGCAAATACCGCCATCACCGTCTTGCCGGCGCGTCTGTGCATCACCGCGCATCTGTGCCTGACAGGACAGGACAGCACCGCCAGTTGGTGCGGCTTAGGCTGAAAATTGATCTTGCCGCGGATCAGCACTTACTCGCCGCGCCGCGCCGCCGCCGCCGTCTCCACGCCGCGCCGCGCCGCCGCCGCCGTCTCCACGTCATAGCGCGCCTCACGCAGCCGTATGTGCGCCTTGTACACTGCATTTTGCAACTTCACCGGCTCACGCAGCCGTGACAGCGCCGTCACCACTTGCCGCGCCCGCTCCTCAAGCTCGTGCAGCTCTTTTGCCAGGTCATCCAGCTGCGCAGCCTCCACCTCTTTTTGCAAGGCCGCTACTTTCAACCTGTGTATGTTGTCTGCCATGTCATTGATCCCCGTGATTGCTTTGCAAACATAGCACACTTTCAGCAACGAGAGGCCAGAATTGCCCTGCCTATGATTTCCGGGATTTGCGGGACGACGGCGTTGCCGAGAGCTCTAAGGCGGTCCACCCGAGCGGGAACCCCATGAGCCACTCGACCCACGTCGGGTTCAGCGAGCCATTCGCCGGGGACGGATCGACACTCCTGCCCAGCAAGCCATTTATCGGAGCCGAGCCTATGCTCTTGCCATCCTTCCAGTCGCGAGATGTCGGAGTGGGCCACAATCCAGACCCTGTCGCGTCGGTGAGGGGCACCAACAGCGGCTGCTGGTATGCAATCCCATTCCGCATCGTACCCGAGCGCGGCCAGGTCTCCGAGAACACGGTCCAGCCCTCGAGCAAGGAGCGCTGCGACGTTCTCCACGATGACGTAGCGCGGTCGAAGTTCGCCAACAATTCTGGCATACTCCGCCCAGAGCCCGCTGCGCTCGCCTTCAATTCCGGCACCCTTGCCTGCCAGACTGATGTCCTGGCAGGGGAACCCGCCGCAGATGACATCAACGGCAATTCCGTCTCGGCAAAGAGTGTCGGCTGTAAGTTCTCTGACATCGCGATAGCACGGTACGTTGGGCCAATGCTTCGCCAGCACCCGCCGGGGGAAGTCTTCGATTTCGCAGAAGGCAACGGTCTCGAAACCGCCTGTGCGCTCCAGCCCCAGGCTGAAGCCGCCGATACCAGAGAACAGGTCAAGCACGCGAAGCCCTGTACCCATGCAGCCGCTCCTTGCACGCCACCTTGAGCGAGCATGGATCGTCCGGTCGACTCGCCGCAGTCACGTAGACCGAAAGCCCGCATTCCTGACATCGCACCCGCCAGCCGCCGATCGTGCCCTTGCCGGTCGGATACGGCAGCGGTGTCGAGCAGCTCGGCTCGCGGCCCATCGCCAGATCGATGTCCTTGCCGTGCGGGAACGCCGGATCGGGGTGCTGCCTGATCCACTTGATCTCGAACTTACCCATCCCGCGATTGATCCACTTGATCTCGAACTTACCCATCGTGCTCGCCCTGGCAGGTTGCCTCACAGCTCGCCCTCGGCAGTCACGTGGATCTTGCCCGCCGGCGTGGCCCACGCGAAATCGAGCTCAAACTGGTTTTCGTCGGCGCCGCGCTTGCGGATCTTCACGTCTGGCGGCCCATAGATGCGGTCAGTAATCGCCAGCGCGATCTTCGCCGCCTCGCCTGGCGCAATCGTGATCTTCGACTGCGCATGCACGCTCATGGCCAGGAGGTTCGCCGCGAACACCAGCGGCTCACAGCCCAATGCCTCCGTCACAGCGGCGTGGATCTGTCCCGGCGTCAGACGCATGTCTATATCGTGATCGTCCAGGATCGATCGAATCAGCGTCATCGATCGCGCGTTGCGATCGTCGAAGCGCTTGCGTGGCTGCGACGGCCCAGGCATCAGCGAAACCTCACCGGAACCACAGATTCCTTTTTTCCCTGTGTTTTCAACGCTTTGGCCGCTCCCCGCGGATTTCGGCGTCGGTCTGCGCACGCTGCTTGCGCATTCTCGCGCGCATTTCCTCGCGCACGAGTTCTCTTTCCGGCGGCTCAGCCTCCGGATGCTCGCGCTGATACTCCGCCAGAACCCGCTCAGTCCGGATCTGGTCTTCGCTCTTGCGCCTCGGAAACAGCGGCGTGTTGAAATTGAAGAACGAAGCTTGCGAGCGTTTTCCTGGCATCCCGCCACCTATCGCGCCGGACTGCCCTCGCATGTATCTTCCTGGCCTCGCGTTGGACCGCCTTCCACTGCGATGCCGTCAATTCCCTGTTAATAACTGGTTTCACGTGAAACTGTCCACCTTGACACCCTCACCCTAGCCCAAAAAGCTTGCCGATCCCGTTAATCACCATCTTTTTCAGCGGGTTTTCCCCCGCAATCATGCCCATCATGAAACGTTCCGGCGTCATCGGCGGCTGCTCCGCCGACCAGTCCATCGGCATATCGGAAAGGTTCGCCCGCCCGCCGGCGCCCCACGGCCCAAGAAGCTCCATGCCCGTGCCTGGCGTGCCCGGCGTCTCGCCCATCGGCGCCGATGTCGGCGTCGTCATATCGCTCACCGGCTGCCCATACGCCTGCTGCAGCCAGTCCGGCGCGTTGGCACCCGAACCGCCGGCGCCCCAGATCGCCGGCGAGCCGAACCCCAGATGCATGCTGCCAGGCTGCATGTAGCCCGGTCCGGCGCCGAATCCGGTCACGCCGGCAGCCTTGGCCCGCGCGACGATGTCCTGAAACACCGGCCGATCGGTCGCGTTCGCCCAGTCGAGCCGGCGCCCGTCCCGGCTGAAAAACACGTCCGCGGCATTGCCATAGTCGTGCCTGTGCGAGCCGACGCGATTCGGACCGCTCGCCGGCTGCCCGCCGGAAAACACGTTCATCGTCACGCCCATGCCGCCCAGGAAATCCATCGCGTTGATCAGCCGCGGACCGAGCGGCTGATTCCGGGTCGCGCCGGCGTTGCTGTAAACCAACCAGGAAGGATTAGACATTTTTCGCTGCCTTCTTGGCTTGCCGCGTCAGGTACGCTTTTTCCACCCCGATCATCATCCGCAACTGCCGCGCCGAATGCCGCATCAGATAAGGCCGCGTCCACGGTCGCTCACGCCTCGCCCACCGCTCGAAACTGAGCAGCGCCTCAACCAGCGGCCCCATCCGTTCGCGGCGCCGTTTTGCTTCGCCCATAGCTCCGCCTTCCTTTCACCTTCATTTTCGATTTTTCGCGTGTGAGTTGTGCGTCAACTTCGCCATCGCTTCTCTTTCAACAGCCTTTGTAGCGCCGGCGATGCCAAATTTTTATCGTCGGCCTTCTCCGATTCAGAATTATACACAGGTCTTGATGGTGTGGTGACCCCTACGTCACAGCGGGATTTCCGCAATCCGTCGAGAATAAGACGCTCGCGGAGCCCCTGGTCTGGCGGCTGCCACGTCGATCGCTTGGCGCCGCTCGCCATCAACGCCCGGTAGCGTCGGTAACGCTCCTTAAGCGCCTTGCCGCGCAGATACACAGCCTGCATCACGTCTTTCGACACCCAATAGATCAGCGTCCCGTGAAGCACTGTGCCGTCGTCCTGGCGAATCATCCGCTGCCTGGTGCGCACATAGCCCCAACGCCGCAGCCAGCCGACAGCCCGGCAGACCGTCTCACGCGCCAGATTCTGCGCCGCGGCGATCGCCGTCTGCGAAGGCTGCGTCGTTTCGGTCCGGTAATTGGTCCATCGCAGCAACTGCTCGAAAACAAGGCCCATTGCCGGCTGATAGCCAGGCAGATGCACCATCGTCGCCTTGATCTCGCAGATTTCTTTGAGTTCGTGTTGCATTCCCTTGGCGTCCCATCTTGCGCGCCTGGGCCAACACTGCTAAAAGCCACCTTGTCACCTTGTGGTTGGCCTTTTTGCAGTGTGTTGACTAGACCCAATCAGCGACCCACCGCGAATCACTAATCGCAATGTAAAGGAAAACCGCCGACTAACAATCGGCGGTTTTCTCTTTTCGCCTAGTCCCATAGCCCAAGTGCGCTCGCCGCCTGGCCGCCGCCGGCTGCTGCTCCTCCGATCGTGGCGCCCTGCCGAATGATCGGCGCCGCCTGCTGAAACGCCGCATACCTGGCGCCCGTGAACGGCACTTCCGTCTGTGCGAACCCATGCACTTCCAGAGCGTCATACAGATTGCGGATCGGGCCGGCGTCCGGACGCCCGCCAAATCCGCCCTTCGATTTCGATTTGCGCATCTGATTGAAAATCGTGCGCCAGTTAAGATCCCCCGTCGCCAGGTTGACCGCTCCCGGACGGTCCGCCATCTGCAGAACCTGCCACTTCTGCCGCGCCTCTTTCCAGTAGTTCGCAAGCTTCGGCTTGCCCTGCTTTTCCATCACCTTGCGCGCCAGGTCGTCCATCTTCTGCAAGGCCTGCCACAGCGCATCGCCGCTCGCCGTGTCGCCGGCGTTGTAGAGGTCCGCCATCTTGCCGCTCAACCACGAGCGCGACTGCATGAAGCCCTTGCCGTTGATGACGCCGTTACGCTCCTCCGCCATCGCGATCGCGTCCGATACGATCTTCTGCCCCTGCAGCTTGCCGAACGGCCCATGCTCCTGCGAAATCGAACTCATCGCCTTGGCGAAATCGGCATCGCCAACGTTGGGCATGTTCTTTTCGACATAGTTGAAAGCGTTCTCCAAAGCGCCGCGCGCCGTGTCCAGGTCGTGCGCGAACACCGATCCGGACTTGGCTATGCGCGGCTCGCCCAATGCCTCGCCCAGATACTGCGCTACCTTTTGCTGATTGTGCGCCTGCAGAGCCTCGCCGGCGACGTTGCCGAACGGCATCGTCTCACGGCCCGCCGCCAGCAGCCGCGCGCCTGAGCCGGCGCGCGTGCCGCTGTAGAACGGCACTTTCATGTCGAGCTCTATCGCCCGATCGCGGATCTGGTCCGCACTCTCCGATGTCACTTCGGCGCCGGTTTCCTCCGCCTTCCGCAGCGTGCGGATTTCCTGCCCGACTTCGCCGGCGCCGGCTTCGTCGAGCGGCGTTTCGGCAGCGCCGACAGATCGCCCACCGGGCGCCGTAGGCGCGATTTCCGGCGCCTCGACGCCGGCGGCTGCCGCATCGTCCGCGGCGCCCGCCGGCGCCCCTTCCGCCGCCGCCGCCTCCGCCTCCGCCGCGCGCCTGGCCGTGTCGACCCTGATGCCGCCGGCCTCGATGCCGTCCGCCACGCGCCGCTGCGTTGCGCCCAGGATCCCGCGCCCGACCTTGAGCCCGCCGCTAATCGCCGCCTTGATAGCCGCGCCGCCGATCATGTTCAGGCCGGCGGACTCGATTCCGGCAAGCAGCCGTTCCTCAAATCCGCCGGGACGCAACGCCGTCGTTGCGCCTGCCGCCAAGCTCTCAAGCCCCAAGGCCGGTAAAAACCCCAGACCGCCCGTCGCAAGCCCCGTAGCGCCAGCCGCTGCCGCTTCCGGCGCGAATCCGCCGACAGCCTCCGCAATAGGCGCCGCAGCCGCAGCCGCCGCTCCTTGAGCTTCCCTGTATTCATTCGGCCTCGCTCCAAGCAACTCGCCCACGCCCTGCGAAACATCGCCGGCGCCGCGCACCGCGGCTCGCCCCAGATTGCCGAGCGTCGACCCTTCCATCATCGCCCGGTCGACCGGAACCCACTTGTTCTGGTCGCTATCGAAACCCCAGACGTACTGATCGTCAGGATTGTCGGGCGGCAGGACTTCAGTGATCGGCGGCATTTCAGCCCCTTGGCGTCTTTGTTACGATGCCCTCGGTGTCCAGCGTGCGGTGCGGCATCGCCTCGTCCGCGCTGCCCTTTGGCCGCGCCGGCAGCTGCGAACCGCTCCTGTACGGATCGCCGATGCGCGGGTCTGACGGATCGAGCAGCCACTTGCGTTTCCAGTCGCCGACACGCTTGTCGATCTGGATCTGCAGGCCGCGCAGCTTTTCCATGGCCATCCCGAAATCGCCCATGCCGTAGCCAGTCAGGCGGCTGTACTCCTGCACCATGTTAGACATCACCTCAGCCGTCTGCTGATCCAGCGTGCCCGTCTGATACATGTTCTTCAGCTGCAGCATGATTTCGGTGGTCAGCACCTTGGCGCGGCCCGTGTCGTAACTCGCCTGGTCCATCTTGGTGAGGTCGCCGATCGCGCCGGTAATCGCCTGCATCGGCGTCAGCTCTTCCATCGACTTGCGCCACTGGTCCGAGCCCAGCGACGGCACAAACGCGAAATTGCCGCCGACATTCGACACGCTCATGCCGTCCGGACGCGGCTGGATGCCGGTCGTCTTGGCCAAGATATCGTACGCCATGTCCTGCTGCCGCTGCGTCTGGATCGCCAGCTGGCCGTTTTCGTCCGTCCCCAGCACCATCTGCAGCTGCTGCTGGAATTGCCTGTTGGCGGCGTCGATCTTGAATTGCTCGAAGCGAATCTGCTCGTCCGTGCTGAGCCGGATGCGGCCCGAATCCAGATCATTCTGCAGGATCCTGCCCTCGCGGTCGTAAGCGTTCGCAAACGCCGTCTGCAGCCAGTTGGCGCCCTGCTGCGCAATGTTTGCCGGCCCGCCCTGCGTCACAGCCCACAGCCCGAATTGCGCCCGCCGATCGTACGGATTGGCAATCGCCGTGTCGAATGCCGGCGAGTCCAGAAGCGACTGCGCAAACCGCCCGCTCAAGCGCTGCTCCTGGTCCGCCAACCACAGCTGATCGCTCAGCTGGCCGCGCCTCCCGAAATAGCCCTTTGGCCCCTCCATGATCATCTGCATCAGATTGAACGGCGGCGATTCGCGCGCGCCCAGAAGCTCAGCCATTGTCGATCACCACAGATTGAACCCGAAACCCGAACTCGACCCCTTTTGCTGGCGCCAGTCTTCCGACTGCTGCATCGCCTGGCTTCGATTCAGCACCGCCGGACCCCCCATGATCCCGGCCAGCGATTGCAGCGGCGCCCAACTCGCCTGGAACGGCGTCATCCCCAGATTGAACACTTGCCCCGCCATCCCCGGCAGCGCCTGCGCCGCATTCGCCGCCATGCCGTAAGCGTTCGAATAGAAGTCCGTCGCGCCCTGGCTGATCGCTCTGGCCGCATCGCCGGCGGCAACGCCCTTGGCCAGTGCCTCGCGGCTGCCACCCATGTTGCCGCCGACGCCGGCGCCGGTGCGGATCTGCGGCAGCACCGTGCGCCCGAATTCCTGCCCGACCGTGTCTGCCAGGTTCGCCGTCTGCCGCCGCGCCAGCTCCGAATTCGGATTGGCGAACTGCGTCATCTGATTCATGCCGAACATCGCGCCAGGCATCGTCTGGCCGGCGAGCCGCTGCGCCGCCGCCGGAACCTGTCCCTGCTGCTGTCCCGCCAGCCTCCCCGCGGCGCCGTACATCTGTTCCAGGCCCGCCGCCTGCGGGCCCCACACTGATTGCATCGACTGCGCCAGGCTCTTGTTGTAGCCGTAGCCTTCGCCGCTCGATTCACTCGATTGTGAACTGAAGCCCATTTCTGAAAACCTCCTGGTCTTCGTAAATCCACCCGTCCGCCGTGATTTCGATGCCGTAGCGCGGCAACAGCCGTTGCCAACCGTCGCGCCCGCGCAGCCGCATGCGCCCCGCGCCCTTCTCCTGCATCCCGTGTTCCTGCATCACCTGCACCATGCGAAAACACACTGCCACGATCGCCGGCGCGATCGCCTTCAGCCTGACGCCGTCATACTTCAGGAAGTCCAGAAAGCTGAGGTAAAAGCCGTGATGATCGCGCAGCAGTTCCAGCGACCAGCCGGCCACGAAATCGTGGCTGCCGTCATACATCAGCACGTGCAGCAGATGTCCCTTGCGCGTCAGATCCTCGAATGTCTCGCGCTCCCATAAACCGTCGCCGCTCATCTCGTAGATCGCCCAGAAATTATTCAGCCAGCCATCGGTAATGTCGTGGCCCCAGACGCTCGTTTCGAAGCGCTTAAAGCTTGGTCCAACCTGTGCTGCGATATTCATGCAAACCCTCTGTTGCGCTCGCCACTCCCGCCGCGAAAAACTTCACCATCCCGGTCCGCGGCTTCACCGGCAATTCCGTCTCGACATCCAGCGTCAGCATCTGCGAGCGCCCGTCCTTGATCGCGGTCGCGATGCGCTCGAAATCGCGGCTCGCCCACTGCCGGATTGCCGGCTCGCCTCCCGATTGCGGCGCCGGCGACGGCTCATAGAAAGTGTACTTGTTGTCTACCATCTGCCCGACATCCTCACGTCCGGATGCAATTCCGTCAGCCGCCACTGCGAGCCGCCAGTCGACTGCACCAGGACCGACAGCAGCCTCCCATCCAGGAAAAAGTCGATCTGGTCGTCTATGCCGATCACGTACGGCAGCAGCGGCGTCAGTTCTTCAGAAGACGTGTCCGTCTCGGCGCCGCCGAACTGGAAATCAAGCGTGTCGCCGGCAACGCCCTGCACGCGCACCTGCATGCCGCTCAGCGTCTTGCGGCGCCCGTACATGTCGATATCGGCGCCGCCGCGCCTGGCAAACGCAACCATGTCCACCAGGCTGCCGCTCGCAGCGTCGATCTGCTGCTGTCCCACGTCCTGCTCGATCATGCCGCGCGTGTCGCCGGCAAACACCAGCTTCTGCGGCTGGTAGCCGCTCGCCGTCTCGTTCCACGTCGTCGTGTCCGAATCCCACGTCCTGTTATCGGAATCCCACGTCTCGATCGCAATCGCCGTGATCCCGACCGTCGCATCATAGACGCCGGCGAGGTCTCTGATCCCTGGTCGCCCGCTCGACGCCTCGACCGTGATCGCTTCCAGACAGGCCTTGGAGGTGCCGACTGGATAGGCGAGCCCGATCTGTCCTTCGAAATCATCGCGATAGACAAACACGCTCGACGGATATTCATAATTGATCTGGCTGCGCAAATATTCCTGCAAGACGCCGTAAAGCACATTCTGGATGCTGGTCATATCGTGGCGGACAAAGTCGCCCGTCCCCGTCAGCATCCAGATGTTGTTGCCGGACTCCGTCCAGGCGCCGATCGCGAACAGCCCCACAGACGGAAACACGTCCCTGCCCTGGAACACGAATTGCCCGCCGACATACTGCAGCACGCCCATGTAGCCCTGCTTGGCGACCAGCAGCTGGTCGCGCACGCTCAGCATGTCGATGATCGGTCCCGTCGACACCGCGAACGTGTAATCGCCGGCGTCGTTCGTCGGCGACGGCGCCCACGTTCCCGGAATCTGTCCCGGATCCGCCGAATCCGACCATGACACCTGGCCCTCGATCAGTCCGGCGCCACTGTCGATGTCGGCAGCCATCAGGAAATTCTTGTGGCTGCGCATGACGCCGCACAGCCAGCCCGCCGGCCATCCCGGCAGCGCCACCAGGTCGTGCGTCACGTCGGCATCCCACCAGAACGGACCGCGTTCCGGGTGATTGACGAACGGCACGCCGTTGATGTCACCGACCGTATAGGCGCGGTTCTTGGAAACGATCGGTCCCCAGCCCGCCGGCGTGATGTCGAAATGCGCGACACCGTCCGTCACCGCAACGCCGGCGTCCCCGCCATAGATGAAATAATTCTGCGAGCCGGTGTCGACGAAGTGAATGAACCGCGCCGGAAACAGCCGCCCGCTCTCAGCGAACCGCCCCTCGCCTGGCGTGCGCACCGTCTGCCCCGCGGAAAAATGCACGTTGCGACCGTCCGTCCACCAGTCCGGCGGCGAAATGCCCTCGATCTGGTCGCGGTTGATGCCGGTAAAGGCAAACGTCCCTTTCTTCGGCGCCGTCATCTGGTCGTCGTCTCAGTCGTCGTTTCGGTCCTGGCGCCGCCCGTCAGCGTCGGCGCCAGGCTGTCGGTGTCGTTCTGGTCGATCGAGCTGACGCTCACCTGGCAGCGGTAGAGGCAATTCGGGTTTGCCCACGCCGTGCGCGACAGTGGCGCGGGTCCAGGCTGCGCGCAGGCGAACAGCAACACCGCCAGCGCCGCGATCAGCGCCCACAGCACCAGGGACAATCCGATCCCCCAAAACCATGCCCTCAGCGGGATTGTGGCCGTGCCATCATCGTGAATTTCAAACCCCACTCGCGCGGATCCCCCAGCCGCTCGATCGGCACCGGCCTGCCAGCCCAATCGAACCATGTCTCGCCTCTGTGATCTGCAACCAGGATCCATGTTTGCGTCGATTCCAGAAACACTGCCTTCTTGCCTTCCGGCTCGTCCGGCGGATCGACCAGGGTCGAAAACGCCGGCAGCCGGTACACCGTCTCGCCGGACGCCGCATGCTCAGGATAAACCAGCCTGGTCCCCTTTAGCGCGTGAAACGTCCGGTCATACTCGTACGCCGCGAACACATGCGGTTTTTCGTCAATCACTCTCACTCTTGCGTCCCCGCTTGCGGTGCGGTTCCTCCTCCGCTGCCGGCTCCGCCTCAGCCTCAGCCGCCACGTCCGGCGTCACGAACACGGTGCCGTTCCAAACGTCGCCAACCGCCGGCGTCACGCCGTCCGGCAATTCGTGCATGGTCGTATCGATCGCCCGTTGCGGTCCCGGCGAGGTGACGCCGTCCCATTCGACGATTTCCAGGACCGCGTTGGTGCGATTGTCGAGAATTGCAAAGCTTGCCATTTCGTTTTGCTCCTAGCTGAAACCGTAATACTCCGTGATCACCATGCGCCCCGGCGAGCCGGCGCCGCCATTGACGGCGCCCGCAGCCGCCGCAGCGCCGCCGGATCCGCCGGCGCCGTAGCCGGTGCCGCTGGCGCCGCCGGAAGTGGTGCCCGATCCCTGCCGCTGGCCGACGCCGCCGACGCCCCACGGCGAGCTTGCGCCGGCGCCGCTCAGCGCCACGCCCATGGCGCCGATCGCAATGCCTGGCTGTCCGACATTGCCGGCTGCCACCACATTGGTGCCGGCGCCGCCGGCAAAACCCTGCACCAGCTGGCCGGCGGCTGTCGGCCCGGTGTTTGATCCAGAGCCGCCGCCGGCCCAGGAATAAGACGTTGCGCCAAGCGTGATCAGCGTCGTGCCGCCGGTCACGCCAGGACCGCCGGCGTTGCCGATCGTCACCGTAGCCGACGTCACCGCAGTCACGTCGATCAGCGGCGTCGATCCGAACGCGCCCGATCCGCCGCCGGCGCCGGCGCCGTACTGCGATGCCGCGCCCGTCAATCCCTGGCCGCCGCCGCCGCCGCCAACCGCCGTCACCATCACGTGCGTGCAGCCCGCGGGCTTCGTCCACGTCCCGCTCGCCGCCGTGAAAACCTGCTGCGTCGGCGCCTTGAAGTCCGCCGGAAACGTCGATTTCAACACCGACTTGATCAGCCGGATATGATCGTCACCCTCGGCCTTTTGATCGGAACCCAGCGGCCACGCTGCGTTCAGCTGCGAAATCTTGGTTGCGGATTCCACCGACATCTCAGTTGCTCACCACCGCATAAGGCGATCGCGGCTCCATGCCCGCCGCCAGCGTCTGCATTGCGTAATTGGCGTTCGCCGTCCCCACCGCGGTATCGAACATCCCCTGGTGCTGATCGCGCGCGTCAAAATCCTGGATACGGTGCGCAGCGTGCTTCAGAAGCCCGTAGACCAGCACCGTCGAATATTGGTCCGAAAGCCAGCTGTGATCGCTGCCCGCCACCAGCAGCGGCGCCTTTCCGGAATAGACCACATTGACGGACGCGATCGCCGCATAGAGCTTGCCGCCGCTCACCGCGCAGTAGCGAGCGCTCGACGGCCTGCCGATCAGCCCGTTGATGTCGGTCAACGTCAATTCGGCGCCGCCGGCGTCAAATGCCGACTTGATCTGCTTGTAATCCGCCGGCAGCAAACCATAGAGCCAGCCATTCAGCGGGCTCGCCGCCAGGCTCAGCGTTACCGCGAGCTCGTTTTCCTGCACGCTCAGCTGCTGGTCGATGTCGTCATTGGCGAGCGGCTGCAATGCCGTCCAGTCGATGTCGCCCCGATGCACCATCGATCGGCAAAGTGCCTGAATAGCTGTCCAATCCACGTGTTTCTTAACCTGTGTTGCTTGCCTTTACGCAAAATACGCTCATCTAGTGCGCGCGGTCCCGGAGTGCTATTGCTTGGGGATTGTCGCCGACGGCGACACGCGCGATTCCTCGTTTGCATGACTGGATCGCGCGCGCGCCGCCGGCGTTCCGAGCGTCTCAACGCTCGAAATGTGTGGTCCTGGCGTCCCCGCGATATTCCGATGCGGCCAGATCCAGTCGCCGCGGCGCACGATGCGCCGGAACGCGTCGCCCAGGATCACACGTCTTTCATAAACAAGTTTAGCCACTTCACTTTCCCCAAAAAACACCCTGCTCACTGATATTTCAAGCGGCAGTTGTGGATGCTTTAGACCGCGCAATGGTCCTTCGGCGTCCCCGTGTTCTTGTTTGACCAGCCGAAATCCCACGCGCCATTCGCCGGCGTCCCGGCCGCATGCGGGTTCGCCGTCTGCAAGGCGCCGGCAGCCTTGGCGTTGCGCCCCTCGGCATAGGCCCTGACCAGCCGCGAGCCGGGATTGCGCCTGTTGATCGATTCGGTCCCGGCAAAGTGCGAGCCGTAGGAAAGGTAGAGCTTTCCAGCCATCACATTTTCTCCAATTCCCTCAGCTCCGGATCAACGATCGGCATCTGCTGCACCGATCGTCCCGCCATCATGTAAACGAGCCCGCGCCCTCCCGCATTCCGGATCCGCCGCACCTCGTCCGCGCTCATCCCGAAAAAATGCCGGCAGGCACGCTCGAATGCCCGCTCGCGCGCCGCCTCCGACATCTCATCCCACGCTTTCGCAAACTCGCCTGTCATCATGGCTTGCCCAGTACCAGGTCGCGCCAGTCCGGATCCCGGCAGATACGCTCCACCACGCGCCGCCGTGCCGCCTGGTCGCCGCCTGGCCGAAAGTCCGGATAAAATTGGCAAAGCTGCTCATACTGCGCCAGGCTCATTCTCAGCACCGGACGGCACCATTCGGTTCGCCGCACGTTGTCTCGAAGCTGCCGGTTTTCGGCCACGATGCGGTCTTCGTTGATGGAATCGCGCACGAAGTACATGCGCTCGTCCTCAAAGAATACCCGCTCTCGCTCTGTGTCGTCTATCGACCAGAAAACCGGCCTCATCGTGAGGTACTACCGATTGTTGACGTGTCCGATCAGTTCAAATGCACCACCTTCCTTCACGCCGTTACAGCTACTGTATAATCTATGTCACCAATCACGCCATTTGCGTCATCGGCCAGCACTTTCACTTGCCAGTCGACAGACATCATGCGGATTTCGCTAAGGCCTTTCTTGGCCAGCGCCTCCGTCTGATAGCCGCGCAGATAGTCCAGGCTGATCGTCGGCGGATCCAGAATCAGGACATTGCTGACATTGGTCCCGACATCCTGCATTACTCTATTCGGGATCATGTCCAGAGTAACGCCAAAGTCAGTGACGAACACGTTCACGGCGCCTTTCGCCGTCGACGCCGTCTCCGACTGCCCCGTCTCACTGGTCAGCGTGGCTATTCGCGCCGAACTCGTGAAAAAGTACTCCGAGTATTTCCGGATGGCGCCAGGCCGCGCCATCATCACTGACGGATTGCCGCCAAGCTCGTAAATCGCCTGCGCCATGTTGCGCAGCCCGGTTTCGGTCCCGGCCCGCTTGGTGCCCTGCGTAATCGACGTGATCAGCTTGGTGCCCGTCTGGAAGCCAGGCACCGCGCCAGTCGCGCCCATGTCCTTGTTGGTCGACAGGAACGCCGGAACGCCAGCCGTCTTGCCCGCCACAGACGCGCCGTCGTCGGCAACGCTGCCCTGGCCGCTGAGAGCGATCGCCTCGACATCGCGCCGCAACTCTTTCTGACGCTGGCTCACCTGGTACGCCAGCGCCCGCATGCCGATCGTATCGGACGCATCCGCGCGGCTCGATACCTGTACCACCTTGGTTGAAATCTGGCAGTGATTGCCGAGCCTGGCGCCGGTTGCCGTGTTGTTGATCGTGTCCTGGTTGGCGCCGTCGATCACCGCGTTGGTCAGGCTCGGCGCCGCCAGCTGGTCCGTCGTCCACTCACTGTAGGAATTGTCGGCACTGCCCTTGCCGACCATGTTCGAAAACGGCAGCGGAACATTCGAGATGTCCCAGATTTTATCCATCACGTCCTCGCGGATCAGTCCGCCGGCAAGAACCGCCTTCAGATCCGCACTGTCGAGATTCGTCGATGCCATTTCAGCCACCTAAGAGCGTTGCGACCGCGCCGATTTCATCGCCGCGAGACTTCTGCTCGCGCGCGCGGTCCAGTGGATCCTTGGTGGCGACTTTGGGCTTGCCCTTGGCTGGCGCCTGCGTCGAAGGCTTGCGCTCGCGCTCGCCCTCCCGCATGCGCTTATACTTTGCCATCAGACGCATTGCGTCCATGCCGAACTTGATCAGCCTGGCGTCGATCACGCCGCCAACCTCGGCAGCGCTGAACCCATATGTCGCCATCAGCTTCGCGAACGCATCGCGGTCTGCGATCTTGCGTTGCGCGTCCGACCATTCCGGAAACCATTCGAGCAATTGGCCGCGCGATTTCTCAACCTGCGCCCTCAGCTGCTGCTGCGCCCGCTTCGTCGCTCTCGCGATGGCTTCCGGCTCGATATGCGCCGCAAGCTCTTGCACAGTCAGTTCCAGTTCCGTCCTGGCCTGTAAAACCTCGTTCTGCTGGTCCGTCCGCCAGTCGTCGAAGCGATCGCGTTCGCCCTGCAGGTCGTGCCGATCCTTCCACGCGTCTTTCAGCGCGCCGATCGTCACCGGCTCCGGTCCGCCTTCCTCAAAGCTGACCTCCAGCCCGTAAAGCTCTTTGAGCTCTACCTCATGCTCCGCGGCCCATTCCGCCGCAGCCCTCGCCTTGCGCCGCCGCTTTGGCTGCTCGTCCTGCGAATCCTCATCCGCATCGAATTCAAGACCGGGACGCGGTTCGTCCGGAGGATTTTGGCCGCCACCGCGTCCCGGTCCGTCTGCAACGGTAGCGGCGGCTCCGTTGCCACCGGCGCCAGGCCTGGACGCGTGCGAGGGGTTCCCGTCGCCCTTGCCTGTACCGGAATCATCGCCGCCCAGCAGAGCGGCCACGTCGTTCAGAATTTTCTCATGCCCGCGCGCGCCGCGGTCCTGCCGCGCCTGGCGCTCCGTCGCCTCACGTCGGCGATGCTCCTGCCGCTGCCGATCCCGCTCCCTGTCCAGCTGCGGATCCGTTTGCACCTGCTCTCTCGCCCTCTGGTAACGCGAGTTCTGGACTGATTCCGATTTGGGCGAGCTGTCCGCAGACATAGTCAATTCCCCTGAGCCGCAGCACGATTTCCGCCGTTAGCTTTTCCAGGCTTCCCGCCGGCAGCGGCAGCTTTGCCATTTCCAGCAGCGCCGTTTCCGTTAGATCTGCCTGCAGCGCCGCTATTACCTCCGCCGGCAGCGCCCGTGACAGCTTGCGCCTGAGTTCTGGCTGTAATGACATCAATTGCTCCTTGTGTTTCGCTCTGGTTCGCCGTCACCATCGCATCCACGATCGTGTCGAATACCTTCACATAGGCGTCCTGGTCGCTCTTGTACTTGTCCACCTGTGCCCTGATCTGGTCAGGCATCGACAGCATCTGCGCCTGCATGGCCATCTGCTGCTGCGCGCCCTGCTGCTTGGCCTGCGCAACCTGCTGCGCAGCCTGGCTCGCCGGATCTATGAAATAGCCCTCCGGATCGTCGATCAGATTGAGCCGCAGCCAGTCCGTCGACATCTTGTAAAGACCAGGCTTCGAAACGAACTCGCCTTCCAGCCCGCTCGCCATTGCCTGGCTGTACATCTGCAGCGCCATGCCGAGCGTGTTCGCCTGCAGCATGCGTTCCCCGAACGAGGGCGCCACCGTCACGTTGACGTGCGTGCGCGCCCGCCAGCTGCGTGGGTCAACCTGCGTCCACTGCTCCGCTATCTTCAGATCGATCGGGCCGCCGTCGCCGTCGCGCAATTCCGCATGCGCCAGCAAAAAAGCGCTCTTGATCATGGTTTCAGCCAGATTGGTGGCCATGTACGAGACCAGGATTTCCTTGGCCGCATAGACGCGCTCGGTGCCGTGCGCGGTGTCGCTGGCGATCTGCATTTCGGCGCCGACCATGTCGAGCGATGCGCCACCGCGCTCCGACCGCGCCTTGTCGAATTCCTCAAGCGCGATCTTGATCGATGGACCGACATCGATCACCGGAATCGGGATGATTGCAGTCGGCGATTTGACGCGCACGGCGCCACCCGCCCGCGGCGTCAGCAAGTCCTCAGCCTGCACCTGGCCCTGGACCACGCCAAAGCGGCCAAAGCTGCAGTTCTGGACATTGTCCAGCCACTGCCGGAACAGCTGCGTCTTGCCGCTCTGCACCTGGTAGAGCTTTTCGGCGAGCGAATCGCCCATGTGCTGGTTGGCGATCGGAAACGCGGTCCCGCACGCGTACGGCATGCGGCTCACCGGCTCTGGCTCCGTCAACCAGCCATGCTCCTTGTTCGCCTCGTCCGGCAGCCAGCACCGATAGAGGTAGGTGCGGTCTTCGTCTTCGTCGAAGCTCAGCCGCGCATACACCTCGTAGCAGCGCACGATGTCCATCTGCGGCACCACAGGCTCGACCTGCGCGCTGTTCCTCGTCCTGGCGTTCTGGTTTTCGTTGCCGGTGTATTTCTGCGTCGATTTCAGCTGGCGCACCGTCACCGCATCAACGCCCATGCGCACCAGATCGTCCCGCGTAAGGTAATGCACCTCGCCGGCGAGCGCACAATCGGCCAGGTCCAGATCCTCGTGATCGGGATCGATGAAAAACCGCTCGTTGGCGACGGTGTCGATCACCAGCCGCGAGCGTGAATAGACCGCCTCCACGCGCGCCGTCTGCGTGTCTTCGTCATAGCTGATTACACGCCGCTCGACGCCCTGCTCGCTCTGCGCGTATTCCGGCAGATCCTCCCGCTCGACGCCCTTGTGCGTGGCCGTGACCGTCTCAACGTCGAGCTTGTGGAAGCATTTGAGATAGCCGTTCTGGTAGAGCAAGGCATTCTGTGCGGCGCCCAAAAGCTTGATCAGTCCGGGATTGTCTTCCATTAGAACCTTGTTGACGGCCCGGCTTTCGGCCTTGGCCGCCTGCTCGTCTTCGGCATTGTTCGCCGTAAACGAAACGATCGTGTCGGTGTTGTAGGACACTGCCAGCTGCGCCAGGACAGCCGTCACCATCGAATTCACGTCCGCCGACTGCACCGCGGAACGTCCCTCGATTTCGTCACCTGTCGGCAGGCATTTGAACTGCTGCCACGCCCGCGCGCGCTGCCTTGCCTTGTCGGATTGTGCGTCGATTGCCTGCTCGATACGCTGCGCCAGGCTCACGATCAGATCGTGATCCCGATTGCGCCGCTTACCTGAGCCATAGCTCATGCTGGACACCCCTCGTTCGTGTCGATCGCCGCTCAGGCGAGCGGCGCGTTAACGAGGGATCATTCGCCACGGCAAACATGCGGATCGAATCCGCCACGTGGCTTGTCCAGTCATGCAGTGGCTTAGTTTTAAAAGCCCGGTGATCTGCGTCAAATGCAAATTTGTAGTTGGCGAGGCATTCCAGAACCCGCTCAGCCTCAGGCTCCGCAATCCATACGTGCGGCAGGATCGCCCGCACCGCCTCGATTCCATCCTCCACCGACCAGTTCACGGTAGGCTCGAATTCGATGCCGTTTTCCGCGGCAATCTGGAACCTCGACTTGCCGGAACCGTATTCCGTCACGGCCAGATCGTGCGGCCCGTGATGCGCGACATAGTTGTGCGCCCACGGTTTCGTGCGCACGCTCCTGATGATGTCCGGCAGCTTCGTCAGCTCGTATTCATCCACAGAAATTATGCGATACTCGCTGCCGGCACGCTGCCAGTGGACGACCGCCGTCGCGTCCGCGTAGCCGAGATCCCAGCTGGTCACCACCGGCAGCGATTCATCGTAG